ACTTAATGGTGTAGATGCGCGAGTAAACTTAAATGAAACTCCAAACATTCAAGAACAAGTTACAGACGCTACAGGCACCCGCACAAACCCAGAAGAACCCTAAACAAAACAATTGGGGTTCTGGTCGAGGTGGCCGTCCGTGGCGCCGTCTTAAAGCTAAGATCCATTTACGTGATGAGTGGACCTGTCAATGTTGTGGCATCGTCACTAAAGACTTAGAGCTTGACCATATTGTGAATGTGGCAAGAGGTGGAACGGATGATGAATCAAACCTCCAGTCTCTTTGTGTTCCATGCCATAAAAAGAAAACCCAACAGGAGAGCCGGCAATGAATGATGATGAGTTGGTTCAAAAGTATTTAGAAGAGGATGGCTGAATGACTTCAAAACTAGTTCATGTGAAAGATGCAGACAAAGGCTCTGACATCTACTTTGATCCACAGGGCCTTGAAGGCGCCGTTTTTAATTGGAATGGACAGAAAGATTACAGCCAATACATTTATAACGCTATGTTGTATATGCGAAGCGGTAGTTTGATTTGTTGTGTTGTGAATGACGATGGCAAGAAGAAGATTCTTGAACATGTTCAGGAAGCACCATAATGATGCAAAAAATCCAGCAGGCAGGGGGGATGTCAAAACTTCCAAGCCCTTCGCCGTTGGACACCGCCCCCCATCGCACGCACAAAAAAAATTCCCTCTCAGAAAAAGTTAAAGCAAAAAGTTAAAATCAAGTTAAAGGTAGAGCAATGGCATTAACAGAGAAAATGGAAAAATTTGCTCTTGCCATTGTTGACGGCAAGACAAATAAAGAAGCAGCAATTTCAGCAGGTTATGCGGAAAAAACTGCATCCGCCGCAGGTGCTAGGTTAGCAAAAGATCCTGAAATTATTGTCTATATTGAAATGTTAAAGGCCCAAAAAGAAGGGCGCTCTTTAACATCTAATTCACCAAAAGTTAAACCTAAAGATACACCCGAAAATAGTGGTGAAGATGAAAACCCTATTGAGGAATTTCAATTTGAAGGTGATGATCCTTTAGATTTTTTAATTAAGGTCATGAACTTCAATGGCAACAAGCTGCCACTTAGAATGCAAGCAGCAATTGCAGCATTGCCTTATAAACACGGGAAGGTTGCGGAAAAAGGCAAAAAAGAAACTAAACAAGACAAGGCAAAGGAAGCGACCAGAACAGGAAAATACGCCACATTGGACAATCAGTTGCCAAGCTAACTATTAAGAGGAACTTTGCATGCAAAGTCTAGAATACGAAACCGTAAGTGGTGAAACTATCACTATTCAAAATATCAAAGATGGCCCTTGCTGTCATGACTCTATTGAAAAGTTGCCAGCAACAGAAAGGTTGGTGAAGATTACTTATCAATGTCGCAAGTGCTTTTCCAGATTTTCCGAAGAAGATTATCAATTGATTGTTAATCAATAAAAGGTTTTGTATGGATCCGTAGGCGATACGGTGCGTTGGAGGAAGGAGGACCACAACTGCCAACGTAATAACCCGCTAGCAGTGGGCGAAACAGCGTAGTTAAAGCAGGGGTTCGCAACCTGTCATACAAATTTATTCCGCCTTCGGGCGGTTTTTTCATGGACCATTTAAATGACTGCAAAACTACCAGACTGGACTACAGCTTGCCCAGACTGGGCGACCCGTATTGTTTCTAAACAATCGTTAATGCCGTGTAAGCCATTATTCCCCAAAGTGGCTGACGTAGCGGAGCGTATCTTTAAAGAGTTAATTCTTGTTGATGTGATGGGTAGCCCTAAGATGGGTGATGTCACATTGGAATGGGTGATCGAGTTTGTTCGTGCAATCTTTGGCGCATATGATCCAAGCACAAAGCGCAGATTAATTCGTGAATTCTTTCTTTTGATTTCGAAGAAGAATACTAAATCTACGATTGCCGCCGGCATTATGCTTACTGCATTAATTCTTAATGATCGACAATCTGCCGAACTAATTATTCTTGCGCCTACTAAAGAAGTTGCTGATAACTCATTTAATCCAATCCGGGATTTCATACGCGCAGATGAAGAATTAAGTGAAAGATTTAATGTATCTGAGCACACAAAAACAGTTACGCATCTAGGTACCGGAGCAACACTTAAAGTTATTGCAGCAGAATCTAACGCTGCAGCTGGTAAGAAAGCTTCAATCATTTTGATAGATGAGGTCTGGCTATTCGGGAAACGTGCCAACGCTGAATCAATGTTCCGTGAAGCAAAGGGTGGTTTAGCATCTCGTCCAGAAGGTTGTGTGATTTATCTGTCTACCATGTCGGATGAAGTGCCATGTGGAGTATTTAAGCAGCTTTTAGATTATGCCAGAGATGTACGTGACGGAATTAAAGTTGATAAAAGTTTTCTACCACTTATTTATGAATTCCCTAAGCATCTTGTAGAAGCAGGCGAACATTTAAAACCTGAAAATTTCTACATCACAAACCCAAACTTGGGTGCTTCGGTTGATCTTGAATATCTGATTTCGGAATTTAACAAAGTTAAAGATGCTAGTGAAGAATCTCTTAGAGACTTCTTGGCCAAACACTTAAACATTGAAATCGGCATGAACCTTCGTGCTAACCGGTGGGCGGGTGCAGAGTATTGGAATGCTCAAGCTAAAGATATCCAAATCGACCAACTAATTGAGCTATCCGATGTCATTACTTTGGGTATTGATGGCGGTGGTCTCGACGACTTACTTGGCTTCGCTGCTTTAGGTCGTTTAACAGAAGATCCTCGTATCTGGTGGCTATGGAATCATGCATGGGCAAATAAGATTGCTTTAGAGCGCAGAAAAGAGAATGTGCCTAAGTATGAAGACTTCAAGTCTGAGGGTTCTCTAACTGTTGTTGACCGAATAGGCGATGACATTGACCAACTCGCAGCAATTGCTAAGAAGGTTTATGACAGTGGAAAGCTTAATAAGATCGGACTAGATCCATTGGGCTTAGGCGGTCTTTTAGATGGCTTACTTGAGGCAGGAATTCCAGAGGAAAGCATGTTTGCTGTGCCACAAGGCTACAAACTCATGTCCTACATCCTTACTACTGAGCGCAAATTGGCAGAAGGCAATCTGCACCATGCTGGACAACAGCTAATGACTTGGGCGGCAGGTAATGCCCGTGTCGTGATGGTCGGCAATGGTATGCGAATAACCAAGCAAGAATCAGGTGTTGGGAAGATTGACCCATTGATTGCCACATTTAACGCAGTTGCTTTGATGTCAAGCAATCCTGAGCCTGCCAATCGCGTTGATATTGACGAATACTTAGAGGATGTCGTGATAGCATGAGTACCACACAAGAGCCGGGGTTTTGGTCCCGCTTCTGGTCACGATTGACTGGAAATACACAATTAAAAAAAGGCGATTCGTCTTATCCATTTGATAGTTATTTGTCACCCGGTGGATCGGTTGTCACACCAGAAACAGCTTTGAAACTTTCCGCAGTCTGGGCGTGTGTAAAATTAAGAGCTGAAACTATCTCAACTCTTCCTTTACAGTTGTACGACAACAATAAACGTCTTGCTACTGATCATTACCTTTACCGTATTTTGCACGATTCACCCAATGCCGATATGTGTGCAAGTGAGTTTTGGCAAGTTCAAGTTGCTTGTGTTGACTTATGGGGGAATGCATACAACCTTATTACAAAAGACTCAAGCGGAAAAGTAATTGCTCTTGAGCCACTTTTCCCGAGTGGTATGGTTGTAAAACGTAATGATTTGGGAGCGATTGATTTTCATTACACTGAAAATGGGAAAACAACAACCTATTCGGAAGACCAAATCTTGCATTTCAAGGGTTTTACTCTTGATGGGCTTGTTGGTTTATCTGCTATTCAGTTTTTTGCTCAAACGATTGGAATGCAGTTTGATGCAAACAACCAAGCTCAGGACTGGTTTAAGAATGGCTTAAAAGTTGGGGGCTTCCTTGAAACTGGGGAGCAAACTTTAACTAAAGAGCAGCGTGAAAGACTAAGAAACCATTTAAGTGAGTTCAGTAAACCTGAGAATGCTGGTAAGTACATGGTGCTTGAGGCTGGAATGAAGCTTTCTGGCTCAAATAGTATTCGAATCAATCCCGTTGATGCCCAGTTACTTGAATCTCGTTATTTTGGCATTGAAGAAATATGCCGCGCCTTTGGTGTTCCTCCTCAGTTAATTGGTCATACAAACAAAGCAAGCTCATGGGCTTCAAGTCTTGAGCAGACTAATAGGGGGTTTTTGACCTATTCGCTTAACCCTCAATTAGTTAGATATGAGCAAACAATCACAAAGAGATTGTTTTTGCCAAGTGAAAAATACAAGTACCGGCCAAAATTTGCGGTTGAAGGCTTATTACGGGCCGACAGTGCTACTCGCTCAGGTTTCTACACAAACATGATTCAAAACGGTGTTATGACGCGTAATGAAGTGCGGGATTTAGAAGACTTGGCGCCTTTACCGGGTGGCGATGAGCTAATGGTTCAAATGCAAATGGTCGGATTGAAAGATCAAGGGAAAACCAGTGGATAGACTTAAACTAACTTTAGAAATCAAAGCCACCCAAGAGGGTGGCTTTTTTTCTGGCTACTTAGCTGCTTTTGACAACCTTGATTCTCATGGGGACATCATCCGCAAAGGTGCATTTGCCAAAACTCTTCAAGAGTGGAAGGCAAAAGGCAAGTACCCAGCAATCTTTTGGGATCACAACCCATCTGAACCAATCGGAATTTTTACCGAAATGCGTGAAGACGAAAAAGGGTTGTACGTAGAAGGTCGTCTCTTAATTGACGATGTGCCGCGAGCTAAAGCTATTTATGCGCTGATGAAGGTTGGCGCGATTGATGGCATGTCCATTGGCTATATCACCAAGTCTTATAGGCGCGATCCAGACTCACTAATCCGCGAACTGCTGGAACTGGAGTTAGTGGAAGGTTCAATTGTTGCCTTTCCTTCCAATCCAGAAACCCTAATCAGTTCCGTCAAATCCAAATTACAAGATGGCGAGCTGCCATCCCTACCAGAATTTGAAAAGTTCCTGAGAGAGTCAGGATTTTCAAAAACGCAAGCCACTGTCATCGCTAGTAAGGGTTTGCGTCATCTTTTGAGCGAGTCAGAGGGTGAAAACGAAAAAGCGAAATCAATTTCAAATGCCTTAAATATTTTACGAGGAATCAGCAATGACTGAAAAAACTTTAGAACAACTCGCTCAAGAGTTCCAAAAACACGTTGATACAGTTAAAGAAATCGCCGAAGAGTTCAAAGGCAAACAAGCAAAAAGTGAAGAAATCTCACAAAGCGCCAAAGATAAAGCGGACGAAGCTTTAACTACGTTAAATGAAGTTAAAAACAAACTGACAGAACTGGAGCAGAAAGCTGCACGCCGTGGTAATGGTGATGTTGAAACCAAAAAGCAAACCATGGGTGGTGAGTTTGTTGAAACTACAGAATACAAAAATGCTGCAGAAAGTCAGTATCGTGGAATTCAGCGTGTTGAGCTGAAGAACACAATTGGTACGACTGAGGTTGGAAAAATTATTCCTGCCACCAATCTTGGTTTGCAGTTACCAAACCAAATGCGCCTTACCATCCGCGACATTTTGGCAGGTGGCAGCATGAGCGGGAATCTCATTGAATATGTTCAAATGAAAGAATTCACCAATAATGCAGCAGTAGTTGCAGAAGGTGCAAACAAGCCAGAATCTGGAATTACATTTGAAGATAAAGATGCCAAAGCAGTTGTAATTGCTCACTGGTTAAAAACGACCACTCAAATGTTAAGTGATGCACCAGCATTGCAGTCATTCATTGACAACATTTTGCGCCATGGTCTTGACATCAAGCTTGAAAAGCAAATTCTTGCTGGTGATGGAACCAATGGCAATATGCTTGGCTTAATCCCTCAAGCGACTGCTTATGCTCCGCCTGCAGGTGCTCCAGCAACGCCAAACATGTTTGATGTATTGCGTTTTGCAATGCTTCAAGTTGTATTGGCCGATGACTTTGCAAACGGCCATGTACTCAACCCAATTGACTGGGCGTTGATGGAAACGCAAAAAGATGCAAACGGCAACTACATCATCGGGAATCCGCAATCACAAGCGGTTCCAACATTATGGGGCTTGCCTGTAGTTCAAACCGCTGCAATGGATGCAGGTAAATTCTTAACAGGTGCATTCAATACTGCAGCTCAATACTTTGAGCGCTGGGGTGCTGCTGTGCAAATCGGTATGCAGGGCGATGATTTCACATCAAATAAACGTACCTTACTTGCTGAAACCCGTGGAGCATTAGCTGTTTATAAGCCTAAATCGCTTGTATATGGCTCCTATACTCCTGCTACGGGTGGTTAATTCATTTTGGGGTGGTGTTAGTCACCATCCCATTTAGAGAGGCCAAAATGAAAGAATATGAAGTTTTACGCCCACACTTTGGAGATAAAGACTACAAAGAGGGCGATATTCGCACAGCAGATCCAAACGTGGTAAGGCATTTGGTAGAAAATAAAGTTTTACGTGAATACCAAACAAAAGTTGATCCACCAAAACCAGCTACAAGACGGAATAATTCAAAATGATCACACTCGAACGAGCTAAGTTGCAATGTCGAGTTGATCACGATGATGAGGATGTGCTTTTTCTTGAATGGATAGCTCAAGCCGATGAAGAAATAGCGATCGACATCGACCGAAAAATTATTTCAAATGAGTCAGAAAGAACTTCTGACACGGACATTGTGGACTGCAAGAAGTTAGATAATGCCCGGTTGATATTTATTGAGTATAAGTACAGCCGAAGTCTAGAAGGAAAACCTCAAGCATATTGGGATATTTTGCAGCCTATTAGAGAAATGGGGGTCTAATATGCCCAGCATTACTCCAAAACTAAAGCACCGCATCACTATTCAAAAGCCCATCCAAACCCAAGACCAAAACACTGGAAAATTAATCACCTCATGGTCTAATTTTGCAACAATTTGGGCAGAAGTTACTGACCTTTCAACAAGGGATGTTATTGCAGCCAAAGCAGCCAATAGCTCGATACAAGCCCGTGCAAAAGTGCGATATAGCAGCGCTACAAAACAAGTTGATAGCACAATGCGGGTTCTTTTTGATGGTTACTATTACAAGATTGATGGTAACCCTATGCGAGATCCCGACTCACGCCGTGAGTATTTAACTATCAACCTTGCAACAGGTGATAAAGCATGGAATGGGTGATTTATGGCTACTCAAATACATGGTTTGGAGCCTGCTTTAAGAAAAATGCAGGCAATTGGTAACGAAAAAACTGTAAAAACGTATTAGACCCGTAAAAGCGATAGCGGACGGGCAA